AGCGGTTCTACCCCATCGCACGGGACACGCTCCTCCAGATGCACAACTGGTCGTTCGCATCGCGCCGCGTGAGTCTCGCGCAGGTGACGATGCCGTACACCATGTGGAAGTACGCATATGCATGTCCGGGAGACATGATGACGGCCGTGGCTGTTCTGCCGCCCGAAGCCGAAAACGACTACGCGGTGCGCGCTTACCCGGCCGATCTGCGTGGATTTGGATGGACGGACATGCCGATGGTGACTGCCGGCGTCTACACGCCGCAGGAATACCAAATCGAAACGGACACGCTCGGCAACAAGGTCATCTATACGAATCAGGAAACCGCGATCCTGCGATACCAGGCGCTCGTTTCCGACCCGACGAAGTTTGACCCGCTGTTCACGAACGCGCTGTCGTGGCACCTCGCCTCGATGCTTGCCGGACCCATCGTCAAGGGCGCGGAAGGAGCGGCGGAAGGCCGCAAGGCCGCGCAGATGGCGATGGCCTACATTCAGCAGGCGCGCACGTCCGACGCCAGCCAGCGCAACGTCAAGCCCGGTCACATCACCCCCTGGATGAGCGGCCGCTGACATGGCGCAAACACGTACCTACACCCGCTCGTTCGCTGGCGGCGAAGTGTCGCCCGAAATGTGGGGTCGTATTGATGACGCGAAGCTGCAGAACTTCGTTGCACTTCCGCAGGGTCCGGCAGAGAACCGCCCCGGAACTGCATTCGTGCGCGAGGTCAAGGACAGCACGAAGCGCACGCGCCTCATCCCGTTCACGTTCAGCACCACGCAGACGATGGTGCTTGAAATGGGTGCTGGGTACTTCCGATTCCACACGCAGGGCGCCACGATTGGTCCTGGCACGCCTGCTGCGTACAGCACGACCAAGACAATCAGTGCCGTCAATACCGGGACGGAGACGTTCACCAGCAACACGCACGGATACGCAAACGGAACGCCAGTGCAGGTGTCGGCGACAACCACGTTGCCAGCACCGCTCGTAGCCGCTACCACGTACTACGTTATTAACGCTGCGGCAAACACTTACCAGTTGTCACTGACCGCGACCGGGTCTGCAATCGACATCACAACTGCTGGCAGCGGAACGATCACGACCAACCGGGTGTATTCGGTTGGCAACCTCGTTTCAAGCGGAGGCGTGAACTATTACTGCATTGCCAGCACGGCTGGCAATACACCGCCAAGCCCAACGTACTGGTACGCCATGCCAGCGGGGATCTACGAGATCCCGAATCCGTACGCTGAGGCAGACCTGTTCGACATCCACTACGTGCAGTCTGCGGATGTGATGACGCTTGTTCATCCCAACTACGCACCGCGTGAGCTTCGGCGTTATGGAGCAACCGATTGGCGGCTTGAGGTCATTTCGTTTGGCGCAACCATTGCCACGCCAACCGGGGTGGCCGTGACTGCAAATCGCGGAACTGGCATCAACATTGTTGGCATTTCAATTTCAGCATCGGGAGGACAAGGCGAATTTGAACTTGCCAATGATGCCAAAAACAAGCAACTTGCAGAGGGTGATTCCATCTACATCACGGGCGTAGTTGGAATGACGGAAGTCAATGACAAGTACTACATCATTGATTCGTGGCCGACTACCAAGAAAATGAAGCTGGTGTATTACCAAACGGGTACGTATGTGGATACACATACCTTTACTGCATACACAAGCGGCGGTCTTGTGCAAGCCATGACACCGGCGGCTGACATTACGAATTACTACGTAATCACCGCGCTGAATCCCGATCACCAGCAGGAAAGCGCACAGAGTGCCGTGGTAAGCACGACAAACAACCTGAACGTCCAAGGTGCGTACAACACAATTACGTGGACGGCAGTTTCGGGCGTGCTTCGATATAACGTCTACAAGCGTCAGAATGGGCTGTACGGTTACATCGGGCAAACCAGTTCAACATCGTTTGTCGATGACAACATCGCCCCCGACCTGTCAATTACGCCGTCGATCTACGACACGGTGTTTACGGGAACCGGCAACTACCCCGGAGCGGTGTCGTATTTTGAGCAGCGCAAGGCGTTTGCTGGCACGACAAACGAACCGCAGACGTTGTGGATGACGCGGTCGCCAACCGAAAACGACATGTCGTATTCGATCCCGACCCAGGACGACGACCGCATCAAGATTGAGGTGGCCGTCCGCGAGGCATCGACCATCCGGCACATTGTGCCTTTGACTCAGATGCTCATGCTGACGAACAGCTCGGAGCTGCGCGTCAGCCCGATCAACAGCGATGTGATCACGCCCAGCACAATCTCGGTGCGGCCGCAGTCGTACATTGGCGCGAACAACGTGCAGCCAGAGGTGGTCAACAACATCGTGGTGTACTGCGCCGACCGCGGCGGACACGTGCGCGAACTTGGGTATTCGTTTCAGTCCCAAGGCTTTATCACTGGCGACCTGTCATTGCGATCTACGCACCTGTTTGACAACCTGACGCTTTCGGACATGTGTTACGCCAAGAGTCCGCAGCCGATCCTGTGGTTCATCTCAAGCAGCGGCTACATGCTTGGCCTGACATATGTCCCCGAGCAGCAGCTTGGCGCGTGGCACTGGCACGAAACCGATGGCACGTTTGAGAGCTGCACGGCAATTGCCGAAGGCGACGAAGACCGCGTGTACGTCGTGGTCAAGCGCACAATTAACGGCAGCACCAAGCGTTACGTTGAGCGCCTTGCATCGCGCCAAGTCGATGCGCTTGAAGACTGCATCTTTGTTGACAGCGCCCTGACGTATGACGGCATCAACGCCACCAGCGAAACGGTCACGGTGTCGGGCGGCACCGCGTGGGATTCCAGCGAAGTGCTGACAATCACGCTTGGTGTTTCGTTTAATGTGTTGTTTGCTTACCCAGCGCAGACCGATGCTGGCGATTGCATCGTCATCACCGATGCCAACGGCGTCAAATATCGACTGACCATCATTGCAACGTCATCGACCACAATGGCAACTGCGCGAGTTGACAAGACCATTCCGGTTGCACTTCGCAACGTGGCAACCACAAATTGGTCGTTTGCTCGTAAGGACTTCGGTGGCCTGTCGCACCTTGAGGGCAAGACCGTCAGCATCCTTGCCGATGGTGCGGTCATGCCGCAGCAGGTGGTGACAAGCGGGGCGATCTCGCTTCAGCGGGCGGCAACCAAGATCATTGTCGGCTTGCCTTACGAGAGCGACCTGCAAACCCTGCCCATGACGCTAAATGTGGATGGGTTTGGCCAGGGCCGCATGAAAAACGTCAACAAGGCGTGGCTGCGCGTGTACAAGTCATCGGGCATTTTCGTTGGCCCGGACGCCGATCACCTTGTCGAATATAAGCAGCGCACTACTGAACCATACGGCAGTCCGCCATCGCTCAAGTCGGATGAGCTGTTGGTCGTTATGACGCCGTCGTGGGGGGCGGGCGGACAGGTCTACATCAGACAGTCCGACCCGCTCCCGTTGACCCTGGTGGGCTTGACCCTTGAAGTGAGCATCGGAGGCTAATCACATGGCAGTAGTCAACGTCCCATTCTCCACCAGCCCGACCGGGCCAACCTTGCTGACCGGGCAGTCTTACGCAGTCGGCGCGGGAACGATGGCCCCGTCGTTCAGTTCGCAGATGGCCGATGCGTTCGTGTCTGCTGGCCCCATCGTCAGCATCTTCGGCGCGGTCAACAGTGCCATCGGCGCGTACTACTCGGCTGAGAGTCAGAAGAACCAGCTGAAGATGCAAGCGCAGAACCAGCGGTTCCAGGCTGGCATGGCCCGGATCAACGCTCGCGGTGCGGCGTTCAACGCGGCGCAGATCACCCAGGCGGGGCAGCAGCAAGCTGGTCAGTACACCATGCGAGCTGGGCAGGCCCGTGCTGGCGCGGTGGCGTCGATGGCGGGGCGCGGCATCCGTGGCGGGGTTGGCAGCGCGGGGGAGGTGCTGGGCAGCATGGATCTCATCAAGGAGATCGACCGCCTGACCATCAACGCCAACACCGTCCGTCAGGCTGAGGCCGCACGGGCGCAGGCGTTTAATTACGCCACGCAAGCCACGATGTCTGACCTGTCGGCGCAGAACCTGTCCTCCACGGCAGGAACGATCTACCCCGGCCTGAGCGCGTCTACGAGCCTCCTTGGGAGCGCAGCCGACATTGGCACGACCTGGGCGCGTAACCGCCGGCTTGAGGAACTGCTCGGCGGCGTGTCAACCAAGCGAATCTGACGAGGAACCACCATGCCCACCGTACCGAGTTCGTTTGTCCCGCAGGTTGCAATGGCCGGGGAGGGCGCGTCCGTGCCTTACCAGGCACCGCCCGTCATGCCGATGGACGAGGCCGCGTCCAAGCAGCAACAGGAACTAGGGCGAGCCATGATTGCCGCCGGCAACACGGCGTACCGCCTTGGCTCTGCCATTCAAGATGACATTGACGATGCCGCCACCAAGGAGGCCGATACGGCGTTCTTGAAGCAAGCGCAGGACATCATGCGCGGCAAGTCGGGGTATCTCAACACTACGGGCAAGGATGCCGAAGCCAGTTTCCAAACGGCGCAAGATGCCATGTCAGGCGCGGCCAAGAACGTCATGGACGGGCTTGGCAACGACACGCAGCGGCGCATGTTTCAGCAGGTTGCCGCACGCAACATGGTGTCGTTTCAGGGGCAGATGCTTGATCACCGCGACCGTCAGGTCAAGGTGTACGCCACCAACGAGGCTGCCGCTCGCGCCGACCAGTATTCCGACCTTGCCATCATGTCTTACGCGGAACGGAACAAGACCGACGCGGCAGGGCGTCCCGTTGGGCTGGTGAACTACCAGGCCAATCTAGCGGTTGCCATTCAGGAAGTTCGCAAGGCTGCATCTCTGAGCGGCATTCCCGAGGGCAGCGCACAGATGAAGGCGATGGAGCAGAAGGTCTACGACAAGGTGGCAACTGGTGTAGTAAATGATCTGATGAACTCCCGCCAGTACGGTCAGGCCGAGGCGTTCCTTGACGATCACCCGGTCGATTCCACGGTTGACACTGACCTGCGTAAATCGGTTGACGCGAACCGAAAGCGCACCACGGTTGAGGAACTGACGGACAACATCATGCAGCGCGGCGTCTTGGCTGCTGACAGCGACCCCAAGGCGTACCCGGACAAGCCGAGCAAGACCGCCACCGCGCCCGACACGCTGCGTGAGGCTCTTGCCAAGGCCGATCTGATTGAAGATCCTGACATGCGAAAGTTGGTGCAGAGCAATCTGCGAACTCGGTATGAGCAGCAGAACACGCTCATCGAACAGGAATACAAGACGCATTACAACAATGTGATTCAGTTTCTTGCTGTTGATGGAAACAGCAAAGATAATTTGCCAGCAGGATGGTATGGAAAGCTTCGCCCAGCCGATCAACTGCACGTTTTGACTGGTGAAAAAGTCAAAAATGACATAAATGTCGAGGTTGAACTTGCCGAAGATCCAGGCAAATTGACTGCCGATTACGTTGAAAAAATCAAGCACAAGGTAACTCACTCCACTTATGTGAAGTTGCTTACTGAACTCAAGCAGCCGGAGAAAATCTACGAGGCGTCGCTTGATGCTGATTTGCTCAACAAAACGCTGTACGACAACAAGATGGGCGCGTTGCTTGATGACAAGGAAACAAGTCTGCGAGTGCGCGAGAACATCACCGCGCTCATCGACCAAGAACAGCGCAGGCCAGAGCGCAAGAACAAGGGACCGCTCAACAGAGCAGAGAAGCAAGCGATCATTGATCGTGAGTTGACGAATCTTGCGCTTATTGGAAACAGGTCGTGGTACCAATGGGGCCGTGGTGACGAAAAGCCGCTTGTTGAGATGACGCCTGAGGAATTGATGAGCGCGTACAGGCTTTCCCAAACGGAAGATGAGACAGGCCGCGTCACCGTGACGGAAACGCCGTTGCTTTCCAAGGACCAGCGCGAACTGCTTGAAAAGGAACTCCGTGACAGGGGTATTCCGGTCACGCCTTCCACGATTGCCAACCTCATCTTGAGGAAGAACGCCCGATGATTGAACCCGACATCAACGAGCAAATGAGCAACTTTGCCCCTTCGCAGAACGCGGAGGACCTGTTGCGTAGCGCCGTTCCGCAGGAAGCATTGAGCATGACCGAGGCAATTATGCCACGGGCATCCGTGCCGTTGCCTGCTGCTCCCAAGCAGCCAACGCTTGATCCTGCGCTTCAGGCTGCCGTTGATGAGATGGCTTCGCAGCGAAGCGCGGTGATGAATGCGTCCCTTTACAACGCCAGCAAGAAGAACCCGGACACCGTTGGCGAAGCGCAGCGGCTTGCGCAGCAGATGGGCGTTGGCGCTGACATTGCCGAACGCAACCTTGAGGAAATGCGCCGTGGCGCGGCGATGGTCAGGGCTCTTGACCGCAACCTAGCAACGAGCGCACCAAGGACCGCCAACGCGCTGACCGAGCCGGACTTCGCCAACATCGCATTCGATGACCTTGAGAACCTGACCGGGGCCGAGAAGCTGATGCGGTGGTTTGCTGGCACCGACTTCTTCAAGGGTGCGCAGGGGACGTTCATTCAGACCGAGATGTCGATCATCGACCAGCTCAATTCCGAGGGCATGGCGACACCGAAGGACTTTGAGCGGTACAAGGAACTTCAGCGCGACCTTCAGATTGTTGGTTCGCCGACAGAAGGTTCGTGGACGGGCAGCTTTGCCAACATCCTGGCAAGCGTAGGAGCGGGCCTTCCCGATGCTGCGGAATACGCTGTGATTGGCGCGAACGTCGGTGGCGTTGCTGGTGCTATTGGTGGACCGTTT